AGCCCTGAGTTCTGCCGCTGCATCACTTGCGGCACAGTGCACAGGAACACACTTGGCCAGCCCAGCCCAGTGCTGGCTGCGTGTGGGAGCTGTGAGCTACAGCAGTACAGCCCGCAGTTCTACCTTGTGCAGACCCAGCTCACTTGCGCAGGCTGGCCGCACCTTACCCGCGAGGATATGCTCGCATACAATCAGCTGTGCAGGAAGCTACCTGCTACAGCACACCTACACAGAGCAAGCACTGAGCTTGCACACCTACGGAGTACAACATGAGCCGAACACCCCACAAGCCGAACCAGTTCCAAGCGGCACACCTCAGGCAAGCAGAGCTACTGGAGCTGCCTGCACACAACTGCGCTCCTGAGGAGCTGTGCCAGCAAGTAGTGTTCATGCTGGAGATGGTGCTCACACAGCACAAGCTGGACAAAGGCTGGAGCACACTGCACCAGTGCGCTGCAATCAACCACCTCACAGTCATGCGCACCCACCTGCCGCAAGGTACAGCACTAGATGAGGTGGCCTACTTTCAGGCTGCACTCCACTACGCAGACAACATACGCAGCACTCGTTCAATGGCAATAGGGCATGACCTGCGTGGCCGCATAGAGCTGCTCCCCGCACTGGAGCAAGTCAATGCTGTAGTAGCCAGCTTCCCCAAGAGTGCGCTACAGGATGCAGGTATGGCCAGTGCAGAGGCTATGGTGCTAGTGGAGGCATACACCAGTGCAGCCAGTGCCCGTGTACTAGGTATAGATGCAGCAGAGATTTGGCCAGTGCCCAAGTATATGTGGCATAACCTGCGCGGACTCAAGGAGTGGACGCTATGAATCAGCCTCCTATGACAGCACAAGGACAGCAGTGGGAGGAGGATGATGGCCTCGGCCTCATGAGCAGCGAGCCTAAGCAGGTGAGCAAGTACGTACCCATGTACGATGCGTGCAAGCAAGGCCACCGCATACTGGTAGAGGGTGTACCAGCTAAGCTCCTGACCAACAAGATGCACCAGCTTAGCACACGCTACCGCAGAGAAGCTGGACAGTACGGCATGGACTACCCAGCCATCCGAGTGAACACGCTCACCACAGCAAGAGGTGTGGAGCTGTGGTTCACAGAGGTGGAGGCTGAGGTTCCGCGCTTCACCATACTACCCCCAAGCGGAGGCACACCATGAGCCCCAAGCTGAATGACCCAGCAAGCAATGACTTGCGCCCTCTGCCCCGAGAGCAGAAGAACAGTATGCACTATGAGGAGCTGTGGCGCACAGTCAAGCTGGCTGGCACTACAGGAGATAGCATAACAGTGCACTGCCCAGCTGACAAGTGCCTGCGCATCAAGCGTGGAGTACAGAAGCGCAAGGTGAAGGACACACCATACAACCACAACTACCCAGCAGCTACCCTGCGGTGCACCTACATACAGGATGAGGAAGGTGCAGACTGTGGGGTACAGTTCACCCTATTTCATCCCATACAGCTTTAGTGGAGCACCCAGCATGAACCCTGAACACTTAGACCTTACAGCGCTTGCCCTTGCAGTGTTAGCCTACTGGATACATTGGCACAGCAGCTTCGAGCAGCGTGCCATGTACAGCTTCAAGCACAAGAAGCACCTAGCAGACATTGCAGCCCTGCCAGCACACCTGCGCTGGGCTTACATCATCATTGCTCCAGTGGGTGTACCGCTGGCAGCCATCATCCACTTACTGAGAGGTATTGCACCATGAGCACCAGCAACCAGCCCACCAGCAAAGAGGAGCTGCTTGCACGGCTCCGTGCGCAACGGGAACGGAACGCAGGGGGAACGCAGCCCCCAGCTCCAGTGCCCCCAGCACCTGAGCAGCCTGCCGCACCTGCGGGGAACCCAGTAGCCCTTGCCATGCTAGCTAAGAAGGCAGCAGCCCTGCGTGCACAGCAGGAGGCAGCAGCAGAAGCCGAACGAATTGCTAACTTGCCTCCTCCTAAAGCACCTGAGCTTGCTTGCAAGGATGAGCTGCGGGAACGCTGCCCTGAACTAGCTGCTGCTTGCCAGTCACTGGCTACAGCCTTGCTTGCACAAGAGCCACAACTGGGCAGCTTCCTAGCGGACATTCATGAGCACCTGCGGGCTGAGCCTGAGCTTATGCACATCCTCACAGATGAGCAGATTGCAGCTACATACAAGGGCTTCATTGCACAGAGCGGCAAGCAGATAATTGCAGCCAAGCCCAAGAGTGCAGCCGCAGCCAAGAAAGCCATTGCGCTCAAGGAGGCAGAAGATGACGGGCTCTAGCACAGGCGTACGCGCCAGCGGGTACAACCCGCACCCTGATTGGGATGCACCTTGGGCAGAGGTGGGGCTACCACCAGCAGGTGCGCCTAAGCCACCCAAGCGGCTCGGCTATGTGGCACAGGAGGGTGTAATAGCCCTCAGCTATAGCCGCCTCAATACCCTGTACTCTTGTCCCCGTAAGTTCCAGCTTAGTGAGCTCATGGGGCGCAAGAGCTTCAGCCCCACAATGCACACAGCCTTCGGGCATGCATACGGTGCTGGAGTACAGACTTTCCTGCAGTACGCACCTAGCCCTCCAGCAGCAGAAGCCTTCATGCACGATTTTGATGATGAGGTTATGCCAGCATATCAGGCAGCAATGGAGCGTGCAGAGCAGCGGGCGGTGGTGGCAGCGGTGGCAGCATGGGATATGTACCAGCTAGACCCTGAGGCTACCACAGCAAGCATGGCTAAGAAGTCCATTTGGGAAGCCATCCATGCGGTGCGCACATTTTGTGTGCAGGAAGCACCTGCCCTGCTAGAGGAGTGGGAGCTAGCATACCTACCTCCTACACCACAAGCCCCGCAGGGGAAACCTATGATAGAACTCATGTTCTACATACAGGCTGGGCGGTACAGCTATCAGGGGCACATAGATATTGTGCTCCGTAGCCGTGCCACTGGGGAGCTGTGCGTGTTCGAGATTAAGACAGGGAGCAAGCCAGCCAGCCAAGCGGACTGGGCAAACAGCAGCCAGACGCTGGGGTACAACGTGGTGCTGCAAGCCTTCGGTCTCACCGAGCTTACACAGCCTGCGTACTATGTGAAGTACCTGTGCTATGATGCAAGCGGGCGCACCATGCAAATCATGGAGTTCACCAAAAGCCCAGCCGAGCGTGTAGAGTGGATAGCTTCCATCCTCATGGACATGGCACAGATGGATATGTACGCTGAGCACGGCATATGGCCTAAGCGTGGGGGTAGCTGCATGGACTGGTTCAGACCTTGCGAGCACTTCATGACCTGTGACCTCAGCACAGCAAGCCTTGCGCCACCTGAGCATGGAAGCTACGAGAGCATGGGCTTGGATGAGGTGGACTTGGTGCTTACACTGGAGCAGTTGCTTGCCCTGCAGGAGTGACCTCCTGCACCCTCCACATGAATGTGTTGACCCTTTCCATTTTCTGTGTAATACTGGCCTCACACAAACGGTACTACACCTTACACCCTAACTTACAGCGAGCATACACCATGAACCTTACACACCAAGCACAAGCGAGGGCAGCATGAAACTATCCCAAATGAAGGCAACTGAGCTGCCACAGAGCGTGTTCTTGTACGGTGCAGCTAAGACTGGCAAGACATACCTAGCTGGCCAGCTTGCAGAGCAGGGCTACAACCTGTTTTGGATTGACTTAGAGAAGGGTATCCGCACCTTGCAGAACAGTCTCAGCCCTGAAGCACAGGAGCGCATCACTTACCTTGCGCTGCCTGACACTCCGCTCAACCCTGTAGCGGTGGCTACAATCGGCAAGCTGTTCGCAGCCCGCACGCCGCTGCATATCTGCCATGAGCACGGCAAGGTAGCGTGTGCGGTTAAGGAGTGCAAGCAGCCTGAAGCGTTCACAGTGTTCGACCCTAGCAAGCTGGACAGCACTTGGGTAGTGGTGATTGACTCCATGACCCAGCTCAGTGACAGTGCAGGCTTCCATGCCAGCCAAGCCATGCAAGCTACCCTGATTGACAAGGCAGCCAAGATGGGCTTCGACGAGTACGGCTACCAAGGTATGCTACTCAAGAGCATCCTGTCCAATATGCAGCAAGCCAGCTTCCACCGCCTGTTCATTGGGCACGAGGACATTGTGGAGCAGACGGACGGCAAGGACACCATCTTCCCTGTGTGCGGTACACGAGCTTTCTCCCGCCAAGCAGCGCGGTACTTCGACCATGTTGCGTACTTGTTCAGACAGAACGGTGCACACAAGGCAGCAAGCTCCACCAGCTACCGCGCAAACATAATGACTGGTAGCCGCTCGGCAGTCAGCTTGGAGACAGGTGCACAGCTCAGTGACCTGCTGCGTGGTACAGGCACGGTGGCTGCTAAGGAAGCTGTGCCAGCAGGGGCAGCCATGACAGCAGCACAGACTCTGGCAGCCAAGATGAAAGCCAAAGCTAGCTAGAACCCTCCTACAGTGCCTGCCTTGCAAGCCACCTTATTGGTGTGCCTGCCTTGCGGGTGCTGTGTGGGTGTCTCTACCCTAGAGCATCCCGTACCTTACACTCCGTAACGTACACCTTAACCCGTACATATCGTACATAGCATAGAGAGAACATATCATGGCTACTAAAACTACCTTGACTCCTGAAGAAAAATTGCAGCAGTTCAACGCCTTGTTAGAAGGCAACTGGGATGACGTGGAAACCTTACCTGAGTTTTCCTTGTGGCCTGTAGGCACATACCTTGTACGCTTCACCAAAGGCGTGCTTGACCGTGAGAAGGGCAGCGTCAACCTCAGCGCAGAACTGGTCTCCGTGATGGAGCTTGCCAATCCAGCAGCAGATGCAGGCAAAGAGCCAGCGGAAGGTGCACCGTACAGCGAACGCTTCTTCGGCAGCTTTGGCTTGGGCAAGCTCAAACGCTACTTCGGTGAAATCTCCGAAGCTATGGGTCACAGCGGTATCGTGGACTTCATTGACAACATTGGCGGCTTGGAGTTTGAAGCCACTATCGGCCAGCGTCCAGACCGTGACGACAAGACCAAGCTGTACAATGAAATCAAAGCGTTAGAGCTGCCAGCAGGTTAAGCCCTGTACCATCTAGCCCCTGCCAGCGTAATGTTGGTGGGGGCTTTTGCATTAACAGAGCCTGCAAGCTAAGGAGTCCCTATGGCGCAGCACAACAGTTTGATGCTGGTAGTCCACGCAAGAGACGCAAAGTACAGTGGCAAGATAAACACCAGCAACTTCAGTAAAGTGTATATACGCAGCGAGCAGTTCCACACGTGGACACAGGTGAAGGGTGAAGCCCGCAAGCTGGGGTGCACAGCCATTGCAACCACTCAGTTCCCATTCTTCTTCACTCAACTGGAGGGCACAGCAGATGCTAACTGCGGTAGCTTGCTTGAGCGCGATGGCTTGCAGGTGCTCCTGATACCTGAGCTTGCACGCACTTGGAAAGAGCCGCACATGGTGTGGTATATAGACCGCCTGCTCCGTAAGCTCACGCACCCACGAGAGTTCGTGCAGCCTACACCGTTCTTCTACACAGAAGTTACCTCAGCGCACACACCAGCTTGGCTGGCCATTGCGAACAAGGCGTTCCTGTGTGCAGTGGACATTGAGACTGTGCGCGGGGAGGAAGGGCTAGACCAGCAGCTCATCACCAGTATAGCATACACGCTGGCTACCTTGCGGCCTGATGGTAGCATAGCCACCAATACTTGCGCCATTGACTTCCTCAAGGACTGGCAGGGTGCGCTGCACTTCATGCGGGAGATGAACGCAACAGCTGTGCCAAAGGTCATGCAGAACGGACAGTACGATGCCAGCTACTTCCTGCGCTTTGGTGCACCCATGCGGAATTGGTTCTATGACACCTACAACCTACAGCACTGTCTGTACTCTGAGCTTCCTGCGGACATTGCATACATGGCGCAGCTGTACTGCCTCAAGGTGCGGTACTGGAAGCAGATGGCTGGATACAATCGGCTAGAGTACAATGGCCGTGACGCGCACGTTACCCTGTGGGTATGGCTGGGGCAACTGCGCCACATACTGCAAGGCAAGCACCAGTACGCAATCCGCAACTACCTGCAAGAGTTCCCTCTTGTGTTCCCTAGCCTGCACTGTGGGCTTGAGGGCATACTGGTGGATGCAGCAGAGCGGGAACGGCTGAGTGCAGCAGAGCAGGAGAAGAAAGCCACTGCACTTGGCAGGCTGCAGTACGTGCTCGGTGTACCTAAGTTCAACCCAAGCAGCCCCAAGCAGGTAGGCACACTACTGGAAATCATGGGGCACAGCAGCGAGGACGGCACGGACAAGAAGGCCATGCAGAAGTTCGCAGAGCGGCATCCCCTGAACCTCCTGCTAGTGGAGCTTACGCAAGCGTATCGCAAGGCAAGTAAGGCTATCAGCACCTACTACGAGTTCCCGCTTATGAGTGGGCGTTTGCTCTACCAGCTAGACCCAGCAGGTACAGAGACAGGGCGCATGGCCAGCAAAGCCAGCAACTTCTGGGTAGGCACACAGATACAGAACATACCAGCGTACGCCAAGAGCCAGTTCATACCTGACAAGGGCTGGCTGTTCGGTAGCGTGGACGGTAGCCAAGCAGAGAGCAGGTGCACAGCGTACATAAGCCAAGACCAAAACCTCATGCACACTGTGGAGACTAGCCCTGACTTCCACTGTACGAACGCAAGCCTGTTCTTTGGCATACCATTCGCGCAACTCTACCAGCAGGAGTGTGTGCTAGAGGACGGCTCTGTACTAGAAGCTAAGGTGCTCCGCAAGGACATCCGCACCACAGCCAAGAGGGTGAATCACGGAGCGAACTACAACATGGGAGCGTTCACGCTGTGGGAAACTATGGGCACGAAGGATGTGTTCAAGGCAGCCCGCTTGCTTGGCTTGCCGCGCTACTTCGGGGCTATGGAAATCTGCAGGCACTTGCTGGGCTGCTTCAGCAACGCATACCCTGACATTAAGGGCAGGTGGTACGGTGAGGTAATCAGTGAGGTGTTAGCTACAGGCAAGCTGGTAGGTGCAACAGGATGGACACGGAGAACATTCCTGCGCCCTAGCCCGCACAACAAGCCAGCACTGAACGCTCTAGTGGCGCATCCACCACAGAGCCTCAGCGTAATGATTGTGAACAAGGTATTCTACAAGGCATGGAGGATGCAGATGACTACCCACAGGGGCAGGCTGCGCATCAAGGCACAGATACATGATGAGGTGTTCTTCCAGTACAAGGAGGGGCATGAGGCAATAGCAGAGGAAATAGGGAAGGTGTACAGAGAGGAAACAGTGCAAGTGCATGGCCGCACCATGCGGATTCCAAATGAGCCTAAGTACGGAGCAGCAAATTGGGCACTACTAAAAGAGTAACTTATGCCACACATACTACACAAATACCTACAGTTCAGGCAGCGCACAGAGAGTCCCACAACATTCCACCGTTGGAGCTTCCTTAGTTGCTGTGCTGCTGTACTGGAGCGCAACGTATGGTTCACAGACGGCGACAAGCAAATCTTCCCCAGTATGTACGTCATGCTGGTTGGAAGTCCTGGAACTCGCAAGTCCGCAGCTATCAAGGGCTGCACCAAGCTGCTTGAGGAGAGCGGGTACAAGAAGTTCTCAGCACAGAAAACCAGCAAGCAGAAGTTCGTGCAAGACCTAGCGGAAGCTAACTTGGGTGACGTGCTTGACGGCAAGACTGGGCTGTGCGACGCCACCTTCATTGCAGCAGACGAGTTCCTAGACTTCATAGGCGTGGGGAACATAGAGTTCACTACCCTGCTTACGCACCTGTGGGACAACCACAAGGCATACAAGGAGAGCTACAAGAACAGTACCAAGAGCTATGTGGAGCGACCGACAGTGAACCTGCTAGGTGGCAGCACTCCAGCGGGTTTGCAGACAGGGTTGCCAGCGGAGGCTGGAGGCACAGGGTTCTTGAGCCGTACCATCCTAGTGTACGGTGAGCCTAGCACCCACAAGATTACCTTCAGGAAGGTAGCCACAGAAGCAGAGAACGCTGAGTACCTTGAGTTCTTCCAGCGTCTGGGGCAACTGAAGGGTGAGATGTTCTACACCTCTGAGGGAGCTGACCTGCTGGATAGCATCTATCAGGAGAGCACTCCGCTGGATGACAGCAGGCTCACCTTCTACCACGCTCGCAGGTTGGAGCACTTACATAAGCTGTGCATCATCATGGCTGCTCTACGTGGTAAGCTCACAATCTGTGAGGAGTGTGTCATGGAGGCTAACACCATACTCACCTTCACGGAGGAGCACATGAGCAAGAGCTTCGGTGAGTACGGCAAGAGCAGGCACGCTGAGGCTACACAGAAGATAATAGCCTTCATGGAGGCAGCTAACCGCCCAGTTACAGCGGATGAGATGTACAAGGCTTGCAGCCAAGACCTTGAGCGGTACGCTGATATCTTCCTCATACTACAGAACCTACAGCGAGCGGAGCGTATCATATGCTCCCACAAATCCTTCATCCTGCGCAAGACCAGTAAGAACGACCGCAGGAAGTACACACGCTTTAAGCTATACATAGCGGAGAATGACTACTATGAACAATACGAAGCCGACCAGCAGCAGCTCAGTGAGCTACTCGGAACAGCCACGCAGCCCCACGGGCTGGATAAAACTTAGCTCAGGCACTCTGCCTGAGGAGGGCAAGGTAGTACCCATCATGGCCTACTTCGGTAGCTGCTTGCGAGAGTTCGCTGGCTACTGGGTAAGCCCTCCAGCCCCAGAACCCACCGAAACTGAGGCCGAGCCTGAACCTGCAGCTCCTGAGTGGCGCACCAGCAGCGGCAACAAGCTCACTTGGGTGGAGGCTTGGTACAGTGTGCCAGCTTACACTCCCCTGCACATTCGCTAACAACAAGAGAGCCCACCATGAGAAACATCTTACTTGCATACCTGATAACTGGCTTAATTCTTGCAGCCATTGGCTTCACGCCTAGTGGCAAGTTAGCACTGGACTGCTTGCACAGCTACGGCATACTAGCTTGGGTAGGTGTTATGTACCTGCTGTACCAATTGGTAGCCTTTGTAGTGTATGCCTTGCTAGTGTGGCTAACCTGCTTGTATGAGGAGCACAGAAATGGGCGCACATAGGCATGAGGCTATGTTCAACCTGAAGCGTGGCACACTTAAGGTACTAGCTTGGAAGTGCAAGATACCCTACCAAACAGCAGCCATGCTGCGAGTACGGTTCTACCTGTTCGACGAGCTGGAGCTTGAGGCACTATTTGCCGCACACGCTAAACTTAAAGGCAAGAAGAAGGGCTTCCTAGCCCGCACCTGTTTCCCTGACATTCATCCACCCCGTCCGCTGCATATGCAGCATAGTCATTACCAGTAACACCTGCGCCTGAGGAGGCATACCATGAGCAACATACCACACACAATATCTTCCGCTATCGTACCCCGCAGCTTATACGCACTAGAGCAGAGCATACTTGGCTGGGCACACGAGCGAAATCTAATCCATGGCAGTACCTGCCGCAAGCAACTAGCCAAAACCTGCGAGGAGTTCGGGGAGCTGGCAGCAGGCTTGAACAAGGGCAAGCGCGCTCTCATCATGGACGGTGTAGGGGACGTACTGGTCACACTCATTATTGCCAATGGCTGCGCAGGAGGAGAGTACCTGTTCAGCTCTGAGGAAGCAGAGAACGACTGGATAGCCCCTGCTCCACAGGTGCGCAGCATGGAAGCAAGCGAGCTGGTACATGAGCTGGTTCGGGAGCTTGCATACATTTGCAGGAACAGTGAGCCTGCTGACGTGTACCGCACTGGCCGCATGAAGGACATGGTACGTGCACTGAACGCAGCCAGTGCTTTCGCTGGAGCAAGTCTTGCAGAGTGCTTGCTCACAGCTTGGATGGAAATCAAAGACCGCAAGGGGCGCATGGTGGATGGCGTGTTCGTGAAGGAAGCTGACTTGCCCCCAGTGGTGTACGGAAGCGGAACGGTACGCAGCCCTGAGCAGGAAGCTCCTGTACTACCTGACCACAACTGCTGAGGTGTGCCATGAGCCCTGAAACAGCACAAGACCTGCAAGACCTCAACGCACAGTACCCGCATCTGATGTTCACAGCAAACGGAGAAATCTTTTGCGTTGCGGACATAGTTCGGTTAGAGTGGGTAGCAGACAACGCAGGCACTAAACGGCTGCGTATGTTCCCCACGGCTGGTAGCCCAGCCTTCATACTCTCGCAAGCAGAGAGCCTAATCGGTTACAACAAGTGGCTTGCAGAGCACAGCCTGTAAGCTCCACCGCACCTAATCCACAGCCACACCACAGAGGAACACACCATGCTACCTTTAACCTCCAGCACACGCGGACTGCTTCTCTCACTTATTGCCAGCTTCGGCTTATCAGCTTACACAGAAGCTGCTGCTTATGGCAAGCCTATGCAAGTAGAGCAACCGCCCCAGCTTATTGCCAGCACACCTTCAAAGCCACGTCGCCGCAACCACACCAATGGTAGAACTCACAAGCAGAACTTGCGAGCCAGCAAGCGCAATGGTAAGTCATATAAAGTTCGCAAGCAAGCCTAACCTGCCCTAAACCACACCCTGCCAGCCTCCGTGCTGGCTACAACCTTTTGAGAGTACAAATCATGAACCACCAAACTACACGCCCACAAACAGCAACAGAAATCCTCAAGACAGCAGCCAGCACGCTAGGCGAACGCGGCAAGCAGTACGACCCAGCAGGCAAGCAAGAGCGCAGCATGACTGCTATCGTTGCAGCCTTCAACGCTATCTACCCTCGCAACCCGCTCACAGTCCACATGGGCTGGCAGTTTATGAGCTTGGTCAAGATGGTGCGAGGTGCAACCAAGCCTCACGCGGACTCTGCACTAGACCAAGTAGCCTATGCTGCCCTTGCAGCAGAGTGTGTGGCGGAGCAACTGCACCAGCCTGCTCCTACCGCACATCCAGCAGAAGAACCCACCAAGTATTATGTGGTGCTAAGTCAGCCAGAACTCTACGATGCACAGAAGGAGTTCATCATGGAGCAAGTACTGGCAGGTCACAAGGTGCAGATTATGTCAGACGCTACTGCGCGCAGGCTGCACTTGGAGGAGGAGCTTGAGGAAGAGCCTATGCCAACAGCAGTCAAGCGAGTAGAGCAACTTCTAGCTGAACTAAAATCAGCTCAAGAGCTTGCCAACTATCGTGATAAGCGTAACGCTGAACTCTGTGCGGAACTTGAGCAGGTACGCAATAGCTTGCAGCGTAGTGCGGAAGCATCTGACAGGCAGCGTGCATGCCTCGAGGAGCGTGGCACTCGCTTGAAGGAGCAGCATGAGCTGATAGGGAACTTACGCAGCTCGCTGGCACAAGCTACCAAAGAAGCTCCTTGTGCGCACAACACGGATGAACCTAAAGCTGCCCAGCAGCCGCAGCCGCAGAAAGCTCCACGCCCTGAGTACGTTGACCCCTTTGACCAGTACGGTGACATGCGCTCCCCTATGCACCGCATTGTAGGTGACCGTGACCCAAACCGCGGTGGCCTAGCGTACCCAGCAGGTAAAGATGCGCCAACCCCACTATAGGAGCTTGTTATGAAGCACTATGTACTAGCCTTCTGTAGGCCACAGTATGAACGCTGGATGCACATCACAGGCAACACACCAGTTACCAGCACTTGGGTGCAGCATCACAGCCAGCTTCTTGGGTTGGACGGGGTAAGCATTGTGGAACTTCCTGACTGGAACCTGAGTAGCCATCTTGGTCACGCTATCCCCCGCCCTGAGCTTGTTGAGATAGAGCAGCAGATAATAGGCATGGAACGGTTAGGCCGACTAGCAATGCGTACTGTAGTGTACAGCATGGACAAGCTGGAAATGTTGCACCGCTGAAACAAGAAAACCCCCGCAGGCACTAGGCTTACGGGGGTTTTTTATTGCCTAGAACTCAGGCATACTATCTTGTGCAGGCTCTGCCTCCTGCTCCTCACTGTCTTGGTCATAGCTCCATGCTGGCTTGTCCGCACGCTCCTGCATTAAGCGGTTGTATGCGCGACTTGTGGGGTTGTCTCCCTGCATCTTGAGCCTGAACTGCTCAACACTTCCCTGACTTGCCTGCCCCATGTTGCGGCTGAAGAACTGGTGGAAGTTCTCAGGCGTGCCCCCTGCGCTACTGTACTCCGAGAAGAAGTTCATGTAGCTCTCGTCACTCACCCCGCTGTCACCCTGTAGCTGCACCCGTACCCGCGCACCTAAGTCCGCAAGGGTCTTAGCTTGCTCCTGCTGGTAAGCTGTACGGCGGTAGTAGCTATCAAGCAGAATTGCTTCGGTCTTGGGCTTACCGCCTAGCAGCCTTCCTCCCATAGCAGCAAAGTTGAAGCCTGCATCAGGGTCGTAGCCAGTGTAGTTCGTGTTCAGGAACACTGGAGTGCCGCTGTTAGTGGTCACGTTCCCCATGAACAGAGTTCCCAGCCCTTGCAGCGGACGGTTCAGTGCGTTGTGAGCAAGCCCGTAAGCCAGCGCGTTCCCCACCTCCCCTGCGTTCTCCGCACCTGCCACCATCTGTCCAGTCCGCACTATGTTAGCTACAGCCTTAGAGATAATGCTCACAGCTGGCAAGTCCTGCACAGTGGTAGGTACTACCAAGTTGTGGCGCAGTACCATGTCACCCCGTGAGAAGAAGTCCACAGGTGTAATCAGCGCATGGCTGCCAAGCCCGTACAGCATATAGCTTCCGAAGCCAGTTGGGTCTGACTCGCTGCCTGACAGGCTGTACACATCCAGCTTGCCACGGTTGGTGTCCGCTACCATTTGGTTCAGGGTAGTGAACGCTGGCAGTGAGCGGAGGCCGAACACTGTGCTCTGCATGAACGCTGCAATTGCAGCAGTCTTGCCCTGCCCCTCACTGATGTGCCGAGTCATGTACTGCGCTACGTTGAACATGTAGGTTTGGAACAAGCCAATGCTCTGGCCTACCACGCCACTGAACAGCTGTACCCGCTGGTGCGCACGATACACGCCATGCACCTTGTCCACAGCATTCCGAGCCAGTGCGAACACCTCATCATCCCCCAAGCCCCGTGCCTCACCAATCTTCTTCATGCTCCATGCAACCATGAAGCGGCTCATGTCCTCGCTCTTTTGGTGGAGCGTGAACTTGCTGCCAAAGGTTGCAAGCTGGTCTACCTTCTGCTGCACAGTGTTCAGCGTATGGCGACCATTCAGGGAGCTGTAGTCGTGAGCCTCCAAGTACTGGCGGTTGTAGTCCGTGAGGATGAACCGTTCCCGTAGCTTTTCAGCAAAGGCTGCACCCTCTGGAGTGAACCAGTTCTTGATAGCATCTGCCATAAGCTTTGCAGCACTTGGCTCGCGCATACCATTCACAGGGTTCACCACAGTGGTCATATTCACCAAGTTCTTGCCAGCCTGTGTACCAGCCAGCGCAATCTTAGCTTCCTTGATTGCTCCATGCAGCAGCAGCGGAGTGGACATGATTTGCAGCGCAGAGTTCATGAAGTCCAATCGCAGGGTAGTGGAAGCTACCAGCGTATTGGCCAACCGCATCAGGCTGTTCAGCTCCCGTCCATCACTCACAACTTCAGACCTTGCAAGCAAAGTGCTAAGGTTATCGTACGGGTTCTGGAAGCCGTGGTCTTCAAGCTCCTTAGTGAGCACATCAAAGTCCTTCTGCGTGAAGCCCTTCTGCCCCTTCAGGGTGCGGATGGCCTCAGCTGTATGGTGGATTGCTGCGCCCCCTGTAGCACTTATGATATCATTCACTCTACGGTACGTGTCAGCAGAAGTGCCCTCGAAGCTGGCACTGTCAAGCATGATACGGCGAGTGCTCTCATAGATGCTAAGCTCTGCCGTGCGCTTGCCACCTTCCTTGAGTGCGTTTATGTTTGCGCTGTCGAAAGCCGCATTAGACTTGCGCAGAGCCTGCATAGTGCTGGCGTACTTGAGCTCCACAGCCTGCATGATTTGGCTCTCTGACTTGTTGTGGTGCCAGTTACGTAGCAAGTCCAAGCTCTCCGCAGCGTAGATATCTAAGCTAGGTTGTGCCTCGGAAGCTCTGCCCATGCGAGCAAGCTCAGGGTCAAAGTCGTAGTCACTGAACACCTTGCCAGCTTCATACTCTCCACGCAGCTGCTTCTCAAGGCTAACCTCCCCCTGCGAAACTATGCGGTGAGTGCCACCGTACTGCTTGGTTGCATACGCAGCCTTTGCTTCAAGCTCGGCTTGGTTAGCTCCGTAAATCATGAAGCGTCCTAGTTCCTCCTGCCCGCCTTTAGGTATGATGAACTTGAAGAAGGGTGTAACTCGCAAGTCCACTGGAGGTGCATAGTATATCTCAGGGTTGCGAGCTATGCTGCGCCCCTTAGCAGATGCAAGCGCCACATCATTCTCAATGTGCTTTGCATTCAGTGCCATGTGAGTATCCACCAGCTCACCTACCTCCTTCTTGAGCAGCATGGCCTGCTTGCTTCCTACAAGCCCATTCGCTATACCGCGTGTGGTGAGCAGCTCCATTGCTTGCTCCTCTGAGTAATCCTGCTTAAGCTGCGACTTCATGTAGTCCCC